CACCACCGTCTACCCCATGCCATGAGTAACTTCTACACCATCCTCACCAACATTGGCGCCGCGCTGCACGCCAACGCCCAGGTGCAGCAAACCACTGTCGCCTGGACCCACATGGCCCTGGGGGACGGCAACGGCAATCCCGTGGTGCCCCAGCAAACGCAAGCCGGCCTGGTGCGCGAAGTCCACCGCCTGCCCATCACCAGCCTGGAGCAGCACCCGGACAACCCTAACTGGATCGTGGTGGAAGCCGTGGTGCCCAGCGATGTCGGTGGCTGGACCGTGCGCGAAACGGCGCTGTACGGCGGCACCGGTGGCGGCAGCTGCATCGCCGTGGGCAACTACCCGGCCACCTACAAGCCGGTGCTGGCCGAGGGCGCCGCCCGTGAAATGGTCATGCGCATGGTGATCGAGGTCAGCAGCGTAGCCACGGTCAAGCTGGTTATCGACCCCGCCGTGGCCATTGCCAGCCGCAAGTGGGTGGAAAGCCTGGTGGCCACCCCGGCCAAGGCAGGCCTGGTCAAGCTGGCCACCGTGGATGAGGCCAAGGAAGGCCTGCGCGGTGATGTGGCTGTGACACCTGAGGGGCTGGATGCTGCCTTGAGCAAAATCCAAGGCTTGCCGCTATTTCTGAACGGCTGGCACGATGGAACGCGGGCCGGTCTGTTGGCGATATTTAGCGGCATGGCCACGCCGCAGGACGGCATCGAGCTGCCGGCGCTGACCCACCCGCACATCGTCAAGGGCGTGCTGGCCGGGCACGTTGCCAGCTGCACGGAAGCGGAATGGAAGGCGGACGCGTACAAGCGCGGCATGTGGTCGCGTGGCACGGCCTATCTGGACGCCCAGGGGAACCCCCAAGGCTGGGTGCGCGGTCCTGACCGCAATGGCGTACAGGAGGGGAGTCTGCCGGCGCAATTCTGGCGCGGTGGTGCTGATGCCAAGGCCGGCAGCATCGGCAAGGACACGATGCGAAATATTGCTGGTTCACTTGGGAACGTGATAACCGTCGGCGGGGCGACAGATGGTCCGTTTCGCTATACCCCCATCGGCGCTGGAGCGGTAGTTGGTAATGGCAACGGATACGGTTCCTTCACGTTCGATGCTTCGCGCGCACTGCCTGCTGGACACACAGGCGCTGAATTTGCACCCTGGCACGTCCTTGGCTGCTACTACACGATCACCAGCAACGGGGTCATGAATGATGGCGCGTTGGACGCGGCGGGGCTGTCGGCCGAATTGCTGCTTCTGAAAGAGCGCGTGAGCACCCTGGAAGGATTGCCGCGCGCCTTTGGTGCTGGCTGGGTGCGCCGCAATGTGATGGCATCGCGATTGAAAAATGTCTGGTACACGAACCCCAGCCCCACGCACGCAATGATCGTGACGATCTGCACGAATGACAACACGGCCCGTGGCGCCACTTCGGGCTTCCGTATCAAGTCCGTGGATGGCATCGAACACGAAATTTCATCGTTTGATGACGGTGCGATCAATTCCAGAGAACACGTCATCCTGCCTGGCGAGAGCTACAAGCAAATGACCTGGAACGAAATTTTCACATGGAGCGAAACGACCTATGGCTGACCAGTTGTACGTAGATGACGGTGGCGAGGTTTACGCGACCCCTGCCCCAGGCGCCCGGCCAATGACGCCAGAGGAAATCGGGGCGCACCTGAATCCCTCTGAGCCCCCGATTACGGCGGAAAAGCTCAAGGCCATCGTGACGGCATTCCGCTGGGAGGTGGAAACGGGCGGCATCACGATGCCGGGTGGTGTGCGTGTGGCCACGGGCATCGATGACCAGAACCGCATCACTTCGGTGGTGGCCAACGCCGAGCGCGCAGGACTGGAGCAAGTGGATTTCAAGGCTGCCGATGGTTGGGCCAAGGTGACGCTGGCAGAGCTGCAGGCGATTGCCACGGCTGTGGCGTTGCATGTGCAAGCCTGTTTCAGTGCGGAGCGCGCGCACCACGAAGCGATTGATGCGCTGGAGGCCCAGCACCAGGGCGATGCCCAGGCGCTGCAGGCGGCGCTGGACGGCTACGACGAATCGCAGGGCTGGCCCGCTTAAACAGCCGGCCACCACCACCCCAAAGCCCGCCTCGCGCGGGCTTTTTACTGTAGCCACCGCCGCTACATGTGCGCGCGCTGGCGTGCGCGAGGGGGGCTTGGCACCCTTGAGGGGTCGCCAACTTCACCCACCCAGCGCCCATGTCTACCGAATACCACCATGGTGTGCGCGTCCTCGAATTGACCGAGGGCATGCGCACCATCCGCACCGTCTCCACGGCGATCATCGGCTTGGTTGCCACCGCTTCCGACGCCGATGCGGCCACCTTCCCGCTGAACAAGCCCGTGCTGATCACCCATGCCCGCAATGCCATCGCCAAGGCGGGCAAGCTAGGCACCCTGGCCACCTCGCTGGACGCGATTGCCGAGCAGTGCCTGCCCATCTGCGTGGTGGTCCGGGTGCCCGATGGCGAAGGCGCCACCAACGAAGAGAAAGCCGCCAGCCTGACCAGCCATGTGATCGGCGGCGTGGCCGAGGACGGCAGCTACACCGGCATGAAGGCCCTGCTGGCGGCCCAGGGCAAGCTGGGCGTCAAGCCCCGCATCCTGGGTGCCCCTGGCCTGTCCACCCAGCCTGTGGCCACCGCCCTGGCCACGCTGGGCGAGCAACTGCGCGCCATGGCCTACTGCGGCACCTACAAGGACACCGTGGGCGATGCCATCCTGTACCGCGGCGAGTTCGGCAAGCGTGAGCTGATGCTGATCCACGGCGACTTCCGGCGCTGGGACACCGTGGCCAACGCCACCGTGGACGCCTGGTCCGAGGCCTATGCCCTGGGCCTGCGCGCCAAGATCGACCTGGACCAAGGCTGGCACAAGACCTTGTCCAACGTGGCCGTCAACGGTGTGACCGGCATCAACAAAGACATCTACTGGGATCTGCAGAACCCCGCCACCGATGCCGGCCTGCTCAACGCGGCCGACGTCACCACCCTGATCAACAAGGACGGCTACCGCTTCTGGGGCAGCCGCACCTGCAGCGACGAACCCCTGTTCAGCTTTGAATCGGCCGTGCGCACCGCCCATGTGCTGGCCGACAGCATTGCCGATGCCCACATGTGGGCCGTCGACAAGCCCCTGCACCCCAGCCTGATCAAGGACATCCTGGAAGGTGTCAACGCCAAGATGCGCGAGCTGACCGCCGGCGGCTACCTGCTGGGCGGCCAGGCCTGGTTTGACGCCGCGGCCAACGAAGCGGCCACGCTCAAGGAGGGGCAGTCCTTCATCGACTACGACTACACCCCCGTGCCGCCGCTGGAAAACATCAATTTCCGCCAGCGCATCACCGACCGCTACTTCGCAGACTTCGCCACCCGCGTGCAAAGCGGCGGCTAAGCCCAGGCATTCAATTTCAGGAGCAACCACATGGGTATGCCATCCAAACTCAAAAACTTTGCCCTCTTCGTCGACGGCGTCAGCTGGGCCGGTGAAGTGCCCGAACTCACACCGCCCAAGCTCACCCGCAAGATGGAAGAGTTCCGCGCCGGCGGCATGCGCACCCCGGTCAAGGTGGATCTGGGCACCGAAGCCCTGGAGCTGGAAGTCACCGCCGGCGGCTGGATGAAAGACGCCCTCAAGCAGTGGGGCGCCACCGGCATCGGCGCCGTGCCCTTGCGCTTTGCCGGTGCTGTGCAGAACGACGACACGGGCGAATGGAGCAAGGTTGAGATCTTCATGCGTGGCCGCTGGGAAGAGCTGGACATGGGCTCCGCCAAGGCCGGCGACGACACCGAGTTCAAAGCCAAGGCCACGCTGAGCTACTACCGCTTGGTCTGGGACGACGAAGACCTGATCGAGATTGATGCCACCGGCCTGATTGAAAAGATCGGCGGCGTCGACCTGACCGAGAAGGTGCGCCAGATCCTGGGCATCTAAGCGCCCGCCCTGCCACTGCCCAGGGGCTGACGCCCCTGGCCCTCCCATCCATTCACCTCAACCGACCTCACCGCTATGCAAACACCCGACACCGCAGACACCACCACCGACAAGCCCACCGGCGACATCGTCACCGTCACCCTGGACACCCCCATCGCCCGCGCTGGCGGCAAGCAGATCACTGAAGTCACCCTGCGCAAACCCCTGGCAGGCGCCCTGCGCGGCGTGGCCATGGGCGACCTGGTGGCCTGCAAGTACGACGCCGTCGCCCAGGTGCTGCCGCGTGTGTCCACCCCCACGCTGTTCAAGCAGGACATCGAGAACATGGACCCGGCAGACCTGTTCAAGCTGGGCGGCGAGGTGGTGGGTTTTTTGTTGACCAAGGAACAAAAGGCCTTCATCCCTCAGTAGACATCACCCAGGTGATGGCAGAGGTGGCCTATTTCTTCCACTGGTCCCTCTGCAGCATGGATGCCATGCCCCTGGAAGAACTGCTGGACTGGCGCGAACGTGCCGTAGGCATCCACAACCGCATCAACGCCCCGGAAAGCTGATCCCCATGGCAGATAAAAACTTGCGCTTGCGCGTCATGCTGGAGTTGGCAGACAAGGCGCTGGGCCCGCTCAAGCGCATCAGCCAGGGCAGCAACGAAACCGTCAACACCCTCAAGGCCGCCCGTGACCAGCTCAAGCAGCTGCAGGCGGTTCAGGGGGATGTGGCATCGTTTCGCACCATGCATACCCAGCTGGGCGAAACCGAGGCCAAGCTCAAGTCGGCCCGCGACAGCGTGCGCCAACTGGCGGCCAGCCATGCCCAAGCAGGCCCGCCCACCAAACAAATGGCTGCGGCCATGACTGCCGCCCGCAATGAAGCGGCGCAGCTGGGTGCCAAGTTCAACGGCCAACAGCAAAGCCTGCAGCGCATGCGCGACAAGCTCAGCGCCGCCGGCATCAGCACCAGCAACCTTGCGACCCACGACAAGCAACTGCGCGCCAGCATTGCCGCCACCACCCAGGACATCACCCAGCAAACCCAAGCCCTCAAAGCCCAGGCCGACATGCAGCGGCGCGCGTCCAGCCTGAAGGCCGCCCAGAACACCAACGTCGGCAACCGGGTCCAGGCCCGCGGGGCCCTGCTGGACGGCGTGGCCCTGGCTGCCACCCTTGGCGCCCCCATCAAGATGGCCATGGACTGGGAACAGCGCATGGCCGAGCTGAACAAGGTGGCCAACAAAACCCCGCAAGAACTCAATGCCATCGCAGCCGCCGCCCAAGCACTGGCCGTTGAAACCGGCGTGGCCCGTGAAGAAATCATTGGCGCCTACATCGCCGCCAGCCAGGCCGGCTTTGCCGAAAGCGAGTGGGCACAGTTTGCCGAGGTCTCCGCCAAGATGGGCGTGGC